TTGCTTCCCTTACGCATCCGCAGCGTGACCGACTGCGTGCCAGACGGTGTGGCCCCTGCTTGTACGCCTAGCCTCCAGCGGTGCGTCCAACTGGTGTTGCTGTTTGCATCAGTTGTAAATACCCCGTTAGCAGCGCCAAGCGCATTGGCTGGCGTGCTGACGGTTCCGCTAACGCTCGATACAAAATAGAGCGTTCCCGTTGCCATGTTTTAGGTCGCTTGGAAGACGCCGTTAGTGCCATCCAAAGTTACAGTGACAGTCTCGCCAGCAGCAACAGCTTGTGAACTACCGTAGTCCCAATAAGCCACGTTTGTGGAGGTTGTGGTGTCCGTCAAAATAGCGTACTGGAACGTGAATCCACCACCAGTAGCTGTCCACACAGCAGGGCTAGAGAGCACCAGCTTGAATGTACCACCAGTTTGGGAGCTTGTGCTTACAGCAGCACTATTACCACCAGTGGTATAGCCGCCGCCTGATGCAACTTCAGTGAAGGTACCAGCAGCCTGATTGACTGCTGTTCCTAGCTTGATAGACCAAGAGTCTGAGCCCGCATTGATGTTCTCAAACAGGTTCTCAATCGAGGGGGTGAATTTATTGTACGTTGCCATTTTCGTTCTCCATTTCAGGTTGTTCCATGCCTTCTGGCGCTTCAGGCATTCCGCGAGACAAATCACCCGTCTCAACAGCAGCCGCAATCGTCCCCATGACTATATCCTGAATTTGTTCAGGAGTCATAGTCGCCTGCACCGCGCTGATGCGTTGTGTCTCAGCTTGGTAAGCCTTGACCTGTGCCTCAAACTCTTTGACCTCAAGATCACGGGATTCCATGCTCTTGCTGACGTTCTTGATCATCTGGTGCATCTGCTCCATCTCTTGACCCATCTGCTGGATCTGCTGGTTGGCAGCGGCCAGTGCTGGGTCTTCTTCGTCAGACAGGATCTTAGGATCAATCGTCTTCCTGAAGCGTTCAGCGAGGTCTTGAGCGCCAGGCCAGTCCATGTTCTTAACGAACAGGTCGCCTGCGACTTGCCACAGTTGTGGGTTGCCTTGCAGCAGTTGAGCCATTGACTCCAGAGCCTCTTGGCGCTTGGTCGCGTAGCCTGGACCCGTCACCACCCGCACATCGTACTTGCCGACTGCTGGGTTGTAAATCTTCTCGATCACGTTGCCTTCTTGGTCGGTGATCTTCTTGACCGGCTCTTGCTGCATCGGGTTGATCTTGACGGTGCTGGACTCGCCATCTTCAGCGATGAGTCTGGCAATACGGTCAGTGTCGTAAATCTTGGGGATCAGGTCCACCAACTGACGCCCGACATGACGAATCGCACGGGCTAGGTTGTCAACGTAGTGGTAGGTACCCACATCGCCTTCACGCTGACGCGCGAGGATGGCTTTGCCCGACCGCTCGTTGCTGGTCATACCCAAAGATGCGTTGTATTGACCCGTAGCCGACTTGATGTCTTCAGATGCGCCCTCTTTAGCCTTCAGAAGGCCGCTGGAGGCCATCGGAGGCTGCGCCCTCTGGGGTAGTGGCAGGGCACTGCCTGCGCCGTCTGTAACGTCTGGATTGACCTCCAGATACGGCCAGTTGGTCGTATTGGCTGTTTTCCACTGCTGCTCGTAGCCCTCGAACTGGCCACCGTAGCCGATAAAGGGTGCCTTGGGTGCCAACGCCAGCATCTCGGCTTCTTGGCTCACCCAGTAGTTGTACATGCGCTGTGCGTCCTTGGCGTTACGCACAAGACCGCTGATGTAGATACGCCCATCAACCTCAAACTCGTTGCCCACCACCCGCACCACGGGGATGAACTTACCAGCCCAGTCAGACTGCTCCAAAATCTCGTAACCGTTGATCTTGCACCACTTGACCTTCTTGAGCGTTGCATCACGCTGGCGCAGTGGCTTGCCGAACATCAGACGCAGGGCGGTATCCTCTTGCGTACCGTTAAACGCTGTGATGTTATCGGGATACAGGTTCAGCTTGCGTGACTCATACTCAATATAGAAGTATTCAGCAATACGCACCATGTCCTCGTTGAGCCACACCGAGATCGACTGGTCGCCAACGCCTAGGCTCTGCAAGGATGATATAGGTGCAGCATCTGGGTACAGACGCTCATACTCTTCTTTGGTCAAGTCCTCAGTGATGAAGCACCACTTGGCATCTGCGCCAGTTGGGTCTTGCATCGTCGGGTCCATGTAGACGCTGAAGCTGTTACGCACCCGCCCGATCTTGATGTCCTGATCGAAGCTGTTCTCATCACAGTATTCAGTCAGCAGGCGCACATAGCCTTCGCCAAAGGACACCTGATTCTCGCAGGCGGTGTCATACGCCACATCCGCATCCGAGATGTACTCGATGTGCCGGATCACGCCGTTGAAAATCTCCGCTACCTCTTCCTGCGCCTCATCATCCGAGGGGATCACCTTGATGCCTGGGCGGTTCATCCGCTGCTCATTCGTCACTTGATGAACGTGCTGCGGCAGCTTGTTGATCGTCAGACACGGACGCGCTCCGATAGCCTGCCCGTTAGTCGCGCCCCTAGAGGACAGCACATCATCTGGCCACTGCCACTGGTTGTCACTAGAGCCTGCGTAGAACTTCAGGTCATCGACCTCGTTCTCACGCGACTCAGACATGGCTGCAATAGCCGTATTTAGTCGGCTTCGGGCTTCTGACAGAATATCATTCATCCCATAACCCCCAAAACATGCGACTCGCGCATCACAAGGTACTCGGTGCCGTCGAATCTGAACTCTTGGCCGATAGAATCACCAAAACAGACCTTATCGCCGATTTTAATGTCAACTGCGTCTGGTCCGACAGCTAAAACAGTGCCAAATCCGGTTTGTTTTGCTCGTAATAACTCAAAAAGAGCGTGTTTTTCAATTTCCGGCTGGACTAATAAACAGTCTTGTAGTGCAGTTAACATTTAAGCTCCCATCCAACTAGTATGAACACCACCTTGAGCATTAACTCTTGGAGTTACTCGGGCATTGTACTCACGGTGCGCTACAGGGAACGCGAATGTAACGCATATCGCGTCTGCTGAGTCTGGCGAAGCTAATCCTCTTGCCTTCATATCTTTCTTTGACTCCAAATATATAGTGCCCTTGCTGTCTGGCTTCATCAAAGGACTTATTAGATCAGTTTTTAAGAATCTGTCTTTGGGGATACTCGCAGAGCGCAGCCATTCCTTCATCTTACCCCACATCTCTGCTCTTTTATTACCATACATAATAGCATTGCTAGACCTGTTACCAAAGTTCACCCCGCGCACCTTGTACCGCTGCTCTTTGAGCCTGTCAACAATGCCTGCGCCCAAACCGCCCTCATCGATCACCACCATGTCAGGCTTGAACTCGTCAATAGCCTCGATGACGTGACCAACAACCGTCATGGTGTCGTCACCTCGGTGCCTGTCAATCCGCACAATATCTCTGCCTCGGCGTATCGCAATCACCGTAGCATCTGCGCCAAACCGCGCAGGGTCTACCCCAATAACTATCGGAGCAGTCAAGTCCTTGTACAAGGTACGCTTCATGGCCTCATCAACGATGTCAGCCGGTATGAACTGGTCATCCCCCTCACTCGGAAACATCCCATACACCTCAACGTGCGCTTGGCTCGAATCCGCTCCGTACTCATCAATGATGTTCTGATACACCGCCTTGTCAGTACCCTCAACCGTTCTGGCGTCCACCACCTTATTCGTCCAGAAATCCCTCTTGCTGTTGAAGCACTCATAAAAGTACCCCGTATTTCGCCGTGGGTTACTGAATGCCATCCAGAATCTGTTAGGTGTGTTCTCGGTGAAGAAACCTGCCGTCACCGACCAGATAGTGTCATCAATACCTGATGCCTCATCAAATACCACCAGCACCCCATCGTGATTGTGTACGCCTGCATAACTGTCTGGATTCTCTGCGCTCCAAAGCCTGCCCTCAACCGCCCAGTACCTCGTGCCCTTGGACAAGTCTTTCTCTACCAATTCCGATAACCACGCGGCTGGCGCTACCTTGGTAGCACTTACCTCAAACCAGTGGCTGTTGATGCTCATGGCCAACCACTTGGTGATCTCAGCCCAAGTAACCGCTCGAAGCTGCGCCTCGCTGTTGGCGCTGATGATGGTGGTTGATCCAATTCTGGTGGACAGCATCCAGATGGTCAGCCAAGACACAAGCGCCGACTTGCCAATCCCTCGACCTGAACTCACCGCGTGACGAAGTGTCTCAAAGTCCACCAACCCTTTTTGGCGCTTGATGTGCTCGGTGATCTCCCGCAGTACATCTCGCTGCCACTTCCTCGGCCCCTTGAAATGGTGCAGCGGTGTGTGCTCCTTACCCCAAGGGAACGCAAACAACACAAAAGCCTCTGGATCATCTGCAAGTGCTGGACTCCACAGTGTGGACATCAACTCTTGCTCTTCTTCTGACTTGTATATGGTTGTTTGCATTTATTGCTTAGTGTAGTAAAATTTGTTGATGAACCTATCACCTATTGTCAACACAGAAGTCAAGATGTCAGCGAAGATGATGGAGGCACTCAGCCTGCATGAAACTCGCTGCATTGTCACTGGCGTCAAAGAGGTCACAGACCAATCAGTCAAAGCATTCCTTGCTGATCGGTACGGTGAAAAGTTAGCCAGCACTTTTGATCCTAAATTCTTATTCAATAGCCAAGGCTCTTGAGCAACTCGTTGGTGATGATGCCTGAGTACGGCTTCATCTGCAATGCCCTAATGTCTGTTGGCCTTGGTTTCCTTGGATCTGGTATCCCTCTAGCCCTAGCCGCTTCAGGCATCAATTGGAAAACATTCAAATCTTCGATGAGTGTGCCCAATCCTTGGCCTGGGACACCCCTCGGATAATCTGGATGTCCAGAATCCATGATCATCTGCTTGCCTGAGAAAATCTCCCCAACATTCATCACGCCGCCCTCTTGCGCGTTCAACTGCATCGGGTCCGAAATAGACAGCCTAGCGCCACCAATATTCAATCCACCCTCATCCCTGAATCTTGTATCCATCATATTCTTAATGGACTTTCTAACCTTGTCTGGGGCATTCCTAAACTGCGCCACACTAGCTGGATCGGACACACCAGCCCAATCGTGAATAAGCCTCTTGATCGACTTATCAAGCGCCTTCTTATGCTTTTTGCTCATAGCTGAATCAGCGTAAGAAAGCATGGCTTCACCCGTCATGGATGAAAAATCACCGCCAGTAGGAGCCATGCGCCACGGCATATATAAAGGGTTCTGTCCGGTTGCCTGCTTAATCTCTCCAGCCTGCTTCATCAACTGCTTAACTGGACCCTGTGCAGACGCCCAAACTTGGCCTGGGTTGTTGAACATATAGTCCTGCCCACCAACAAGATCAACCGGCCTGTTGAACCTCACATCATCAATACCCACCAACTGCCCACCAGCCGCAGTCCTGTCAGACATACTAGTAATAAACGGCCTGCCCTCAAAATCAACCAGTGAAACTGCTTGGCCAGACTGAGCGTTTGGATTCAACTGAATATCTCTCGCCATCGCATTCAATCTTGCCTGCTCTTTTACCCTTGGGTCAAACCTTGGGTCAAACGCTCCGAACTTACTCCTTCCAGCAGGCGGCAGCACATTACTCTTACTGCCAGACGCCATCGCGTTGAGCATCTCTGCTCCAACGCCGCCCTTGGCCATCACATTAGGCACCACCCTCTCAGCTAACTGCTCACCAGCCCTGCCAACCGCCATAGCGCCAGACTGGGCAGGCTTGCCCATAGGCACAACCCCAAACAACGACAAGAACGCAGACTCTGTCTCAGGCTTCATCTTGGTGGTCATACCCTTACCAGTAGTAAGCGGTTCACCGTAGCTGGCGCGGTCCAACGTGGTAGCAATATCCTGTACCCCTAAAGCCTTCGTTACACCCTGCATCTGCTGGGTGCGCTCTGCACTCTCACCATACTTAGCCGCGGCACCAAACAAATCCGCAAACTTACCAATAATCGGGCTGGTGCGTTGTCGCTCACTCATCTGCTCAGTCTGTGGCGGCTGCTCAGTCGGACTCTTGAACAAATCAGTGAAAGAAAGTGGTATGGCACCAGCCATGCCTGCTGGAGGCCGCAACTGGCGAAGAAGTTCATCGTCCTCGGCAGCAAGTTTTGCTTTCTCAGCCGACCAAATATCTTCAGGCGCGTGTTTCAGTAGCATCGCCTCATACTCTGGCTTAGTCATGTATTCAGGCATTTCTCCAGCCGCTTTTGCTCGTCCAATAGCTAGTTGCCTTGCATTGCGGCTCATGGTGAAGTTCTCTGGCATAAAAGTGACAACGTCTTTGGTTGAGTACAAATCAGCATTGTGTAAATCATCAACACTAGACCACTTCCCACTTTTTACATAGTCCTGCACAAATGGCAGGTACTTGTCATTTGGCTTTTCATTAGCCTTGCCCTTGATCTGAGCGATCCTCGGTGGTGGCTCGATACCAAGTTCTTGCAATAGCTTGCCACCATACTCTTCAAACCCTTGCTCACCCTTCTCAATCCTAATCCTGTCCCGCAGCGTCCTTGTTGGATCACTTGGGTCCGGCGTCTTAGCTGTGAAATCCTGTATGCGCTGTGCTTCCAACTCAATCGTCACATGAGGCTCACCCTTGGCATCACGCAAACTGATGATGCGCGTCTTACCGTCAGCAACGCTTGGGCAGTACCCACCAACGCAGTGGCGCATCTGCTCACCCTCATACTTTAATGCGTCTTCAAGGGATTTGTAGCCACGTTCTTTGCTAAGCAATCTCAACGCATGAGCCTCATCTTTCCCAGTCGTAGTTAAAGGTGTTCCAAATCTATCTACAACTTGAGTCGTACCTGTTGGCGATTTTTGAAAACTAAGTCCTTCAGGTAAGTTTGTAATTTCAGGCTGTCTTAACTCCACCCACTTCATGCCCTGCTCCGGATACTCTTTAACCGTCTGTGTGGCCGCGTTATTAGCCATAACCAGATCGGCTTTTACCTTCTGCTCTGCCCTCCACTTGTTGATCTTGGCCACACGCTCCACTGCCTGCGGCATTGACAACTGCTGCAATGACTCTGGCTTGATCAACAGTTCACGCGGCAAACCAGAAGCAGGGTTTGTCGCATTGCGTAACTCATCAACGATATGCTTGAAGCCGAGGTCATCAAACTTCAAGATACCCTCTGGGGTGTATATCGGAGTTTCTGGAGGAACTTTAGCCAACCAAGGGTTTGCATCAAGATTTGACTTAAACCCCCTACGAATTTCTGACTCTGTCAATGGCCTTGTATGCTGTCTAGCAGTGCCAACACCTATAGACGTGTCAGATAAGGTCTCCCAACCGCCAGCGGCCATCTGGTCCGGAGTCATGTCACCGTACATACCGACCCGGTCTTCAACCATTCCCAGTTCGGGGAATCCGGCTTTGCGCCGAGCCGCCCCAATTTCGTCCGGAACCCAGCGACCAGCTTCAATCAAATCGTCACGTGGCACGTGCGACACACCACGTTCAGCCAACGCCCTCACTGGATCATCCGGTGTGGCCATCTGGTTCTTAACGTAGCGGGTAAGCTGCTTGTCTACCCAGTTATTGATAGCCACATCTGGTGCATACTGTTCCAGCAAATTCTTTCTAAATTCCTCTGCGGCTACCCTGCCTCGACGTGACTCAACATATTGAATCTGCTCAAGTGTTGGACCAACCTCAGATTTCAAATTACGAAGCGCATTCTCCACACTGTCATCGATCCAGTTGCCGCCTGGCATCTTGATAACCCCAGCTTGCTTGTTTAAAGTGCTAGGAATCATTGCATTCCTAATACCCGCCTGCGCTAGAGGCTTGGCACCCATCGCTATAGGCAGTACCTGCAACGCAGTCCCAATAGGAAAACCATACTCAGCGCCAGCACGGACCTGCGCTGACCTCGGATCAAGCACACTGCCCTCAAACTGATCAGGCGCAGTGCCCATCGCGCCCCCAAGAAACCCATACGTCTTAGGAAACTGCTGCCTAAGATAAGGCTCCGCGGGTCGGGGAATCTGCCTCGTATCCAGTGGCCTAGGCTCCGCATTACCCTTCAAACCAAACAAGTCAGCAAAGCTGCCTATGGTCTTTACAGGCTCATTAAACAAATCAGTAAATGTAGGCATGGTCGTAGGTCATAGTGGTATGGCGTGTAGGCGATCTTAAACTAAAAAAGAAAAAATAAAAAATGTTCGTTATGGCACCGTTCCCGCGGACCTTTCCCCGCGGACCCCACCCCCCCCTCGATTTTTTTTGAGGGTATATAGGCACCCCCCCCCATCCACTTTTTCAGTTATCCACAGGGCAGAGCCATAGTTATCCACAGTTTGCATAGATTTTAGGCTAGATAGCCGAGTATCTGTGGATAAGCTGTGTACTGTGGCCATCGCTACTTAACATAATGAACACTGTATAACGCTGAATGGGTATTTGTCAGTTGTATGTAATGTGATGAAGGGAATAGGCGCGAGTGCGTATTACTGTACTTTTTGTTTGTAATGCGCGCATAACCTTAAACTTTCATACACCTAATCAACTGAATCAACTGAATCAACTTTCATACACCTAATCAACTTTCATACACCTAATCAACTGAATCAACTTTCATCCACTGAATCAACTGAATCAACTGAATCAACTGAATCACTCTTCACCTCAACATCAATCACATTTCTATCATCAAGCAGCACACGCTGCTTTGCCTCTTGTAATGCGGTCAACACGCTAATGCGCGTATCGGTCACACTCACATCAACCCTATCTCCATACCGCTTGCTGTACAGCTTACTCGCTACCCACTTCCTTGCGTCAACCTGCATCCTCTTTTGCTGCACCCAAGCACTGGCCATCGAGCCTTCTAACCCATCTGGCATCTTCTGATCAGCCAACTCTACAATCTCTTCAGCCAATCGGTCAGCCCTGTCCTCACAAGCCTTGTCATACATCTCTCTGATCTCTTTATTGCTTCGCAATATCTTCATCACTGCGGGATAGCTCGGCATCCCTGGTGCCTTCAACGCCTTGCTCAAACTCTTGCCTGATGACATCTGCTCAAACAATCTTTCCCAGCACGGGTTATCAGTCCCAAAGATCATTGGCCTTCCTGCTTTGGACTTCACAACTACATCACTCATATCGTCCCCCTATCGTAAAACGCCTCAAAAGCCTCTCTAGCCTCTTCATACCCCTCGCAGGTAGAGTAGGCTACCCCTCGCTCAATCAAGAGCTCCTTGACCTGTTTCTGAGCCTCTGAGACCACACCTCCCTTTGACCTCTTCATCTCAACACCCAGCCACCTACCTCGTGGACTGATGATAAACAAATCAGGCACTCCGGCGGTCATGCCCTCCTTGGCCAATTTAATCCTCTGCGCTGCAGATACTGCTGCCCCATTAGGAACCGAGAAGATAATATATTCTGGATGGAATAACTTAATATAACCAACGAACTTAACCTGCTCAATATGCTCCTTCGACTGTCTGTGTCTTTTTAGTTCCACCATTCACCTCCAGTTGTTGGCTCGTTGCTGGTGCTGGTTGCCTTATGCGGACAGCGGTGCATTATCTCATCTGGCAAACACATTAACTTAGTAATATTGCACCTAGGCTCCAACCACATTATCTTTAACCAGTTATCTACCTGCTCAAACTTGTCACCCTTGAAGCCCAGTCTCTTGCCCATGTCCCGCATCTTCATGGCCACCTCAAGCGGCACAAATTCATCCACTTTGACCGTCCTTTTGTGCTCACATTGACCGCAGCAGGTCATGTCGGCGAGGGTGTCGGCAGTGTAACTAGTGCATCCAGTGTGACTGAATTCCCTGGAACTAGAAACAATACGCTTATTTAACATAAAACCCCCTATTTCAACATCTACTCTCTTTTACTAAACTAGTTACACTAGGTTACACTGGTTACACTTTACCTTACATATCAACAACTTAGAACAGTGCAACCACAGTGCAACAAGTGCAACCCAATTCGCTTTCTTACACTTTTCTTACAAAACTAGAAAAATGACCTCTTTGGACAGAGATTTTTGTTCAGTCCATTCGCTCTTCTAGATACACTGCCGTTCAGCGCCTTCAGCGCCTTGCCTGCCAAGGTTGCATCTGACCTGCTCGGACTGCTCTTTCCGCACTCCAACAGCACCTCTGTGGCCGTTTTCCACTCCCATCCAGAACGGTCAGAATCCCAGTTATACGCCGCAGCTATTAACTCAAAGATCGGGTCTTGAGAAGTATATTCCTCGTTGTTTTCATTAAGTGCGTCTAGCTCTTTATTATTTAGATACCAACTCTCACCAGCATTATATAAATATAATGCTTCAGCCCATAACTGCTGCATATCTATATCATGCTGATAATCAATTGACTCACAATCAATCGTCCAGAACCTCCTGTTGCCTGTCGGATCGCTCAAGAACCTTTCATCATTAACGCTGGCAAAGAATACTGTGCGCCTAGGTTTATAAGTTTCTTTTCTAGCGTATGCCGCCCTGAATACGTCATAGTCGCTGGTCAGGAATGCCTTGAGTGCT